CACGGAATACTTCCATCAGTGCTACATCTTTTGCCAATACAGCTGCAACATAAACTTCTGCTGTTGTTAAATCCATTGCAACAATCTTGTGTCCCGGAGCTGCTTTAATACAGCCTTTAACTATAGGGTTGTCCCTAGGAAGCTGTTGCATATTAAGTTTACCAGAAGAGCTGAGCCGCCCACTAGTTGTGCTATGTAGGTTAAAGCCCGTGCGTAATCTACTATCTTGATCCAACTGCGGTATGATCTTGTCCAAATAAGTATTCTTAATTTTAGATTTTTGTCTAATGGCAAGGATAAGTTGGGGGACGTCGGACTGTGTTGCCAACTCCGCAAGAACTTCAGCGTCTGTTGAATTTGCTCCTGTGCCAGTCTTCTTTCCAGTAGGAGTGAGGCCGATAAAGTCAAACAAAAGACTACGAAGCTGAACAGTGCTATTAGGATTGAAATCTTTTCCATTTATTTTCTCAAATTTATCAATGGCAGGATGTTTATACAACTCAGCTACTGCTTCGTCGATTTGATCTTGCATCAATGCTTGCGACTTTACTAGTCTAGGTATGTCAAACGGTACACCATTGTCTTGAATGTCCGTAAGAAATCTACAACCTGGAATGAGAATGTTCTCGTATACCTTGGCTAATCGCTTATTCTGTTTAATTTTTACAAACTTCTCATATAACAGTAAGGTTACTACTGCGTCTATAGCGGCGTACTCTTTCATAATCTCAAAAGGAATCAAGTCCCAAGTGAAATCGTTTTTAAGTATACCGTGTTCTTTGCGGTACTTGTCCATCCAATCGTACATACCTTTCTCATAATCACCATAGATTGTATACTTCATAGCTAACTGTTTCAGGCCATGAGTTCCAGGATTCTCATCAATGAGATAGTGTAGTAGCATCGTATCCTCAAAGCGAGGAAACTTAAAGTTGAAGTGGTATTCAAAGAAAGCCAAGTCAAACTTTGCATTGTGAAAGATAACTATCTTTTCGTTAAACAACTGTTGCAGTAACTCTTCCGTAGTTTCATCAAAGCACTCAGTGTCTATATATGCACCGTAGTCTGCTTGATAACTAAGAGAGCACCCTATCATATATCCATCTCTAGGATATAATCCTGAAGTCTCTGAGTCTAGTCCAATATAAGGTAAGGGAGCTGCTATTGCTGCACGAATATAATCGTTAGCTGTTTGGGTATCCTGAATGCCTAAGGCTTGTTCAGGGCGTATGGAGGTGTCTTGTTTATTTTCAGTTATGTACTCTAGTATAGATTTCTTACTATCATCCCATGTGCGCTGTGCTTCTGGTTTGAATGCAAGCATTGCAGGGTTAATGATAGGTAGAAATTTCTCTTCTACTAGCTTACCTGAGTATTCTGTGACTGAGTTGATCTTCGTGAAATACTTCAACGCATCACTACCTACTAGAATAACCCAGTCGTAGTCGTCTGTATTGATCTCAATGTCACAGTCTCGTTTTAATACTTTTTTTATGGTGGAGTCAGAGCATAGCTGATATTGATCAAAGCTAAACTCATCATCAAATTCTTTCTTAAAATTTGTTCTACTTGGTTTCGTCTCTACGAGGGCTACCTTAGCCATATAATTTACTCTTTAGTTTTTGAACTGTTTGTAAGGGTAGTGCCCCAGGATCCTTATTGGTGAGGCATATGTTTCGATGTGGTAAGCCTATTAGCTCGCACATCTCTTGTACTCGTTCTGATGCGTGCTGTCCTGCATCATCTCCGTCAAAGAATATATCTATACCATCAACGCCTTGTATAGATAACATTCGCAACTTATCTTCATTAATATTCTTTGTGCCAAACGTGCAAATTGCATTCGTTAAGCCCTTGTCCTGTAGGTTAAGCATATCATATATACCTTCTACTAGTATAATCTTACCTTGTATCGGTACTACTATAGGGAATAGAGGCATCTTCGCACCCGCAGGCGAGATCATATACTTAGGCGTTCCGCCTGTAGTATGACGACCATTGAACGCTACTATGCGTCCTGATATATCTCTTATAGGAAAGTTTATACGTCCTATAAAATCTGAGTCTGACGATTGAAATGCTTCAAACTTCTTATACGTCTCTGGTTTAATACCTCTCCAGTTTCCTACATATGCCATAACATTCTTGGGAAAAGACAAACCAATACTTTCAGACCTCTTCTCTTTAATTTTACGTTTAAGTAGTTCTCGTCTTAGCTGTAATTGATTTGCCTTTTCCCCAAAATGCGTAAACACGTTACCTTTATACTCACAGGAAAAGCATTGGTATATGCCTGTGATATTATCAATCCGCATACTAGGATTTCTATCAGCATGTTCTGGATTTAGACAGCTTACTAGAAAGTCAGCACCCTTAGGGATGAAATAAATGTCTCTCTGCTTTAGTAACTCTTCTACTGTCATTGTCTTTCCTTAATTTATTAAAAACTATTATACTAAAATTCAGGTAATATGTCAAGAACTATTTTTAGATATCATTTATATCTTCACCGGTTTTATGGGTGGAATCTTCTTTCTCTTGAGGTGTTAGGGCAGTCTCGGGACCGATCTTTAACGTCTCCCAGTCTACTGTTGATGTGAAAGATCGCATTGAAGCTCGTCGCATCTTTACACAGTTGAAGGTCATGCACCCATCATCGTGGTCCCACGTTTCTAGTGCATATGCTGCATCTGCCGCGTCAAGGATACCTTTAGCAAAACGTGCTTCACCAGTGGCATCTGTTTGATACGGAGTAATTACTGTACATTCGTACTCTTGTGCCATAGATTTCAAGGCTTTACTTACTTCTATTTGCTCAGTCCAATCATACTGGCGACCAGGAAGAGAAGACCGCTTTACTTGATTAATATAGTCCACAATGATAACGCCAACATTCAGAGGCCGAACCTTCTTATCCAGTTCAGCACGAATCTTAGCGAGGGTAAGAGAAGGTTCATATATAACATCCAACTGTTGAGTCGGGAGGAGCTCTCCAGTCTTCAGCGCGGCATGAAACTTATCAAAATCACGATGTTCTTTATACTCTTTCAAACGGTCTTGTCCAGCCGTGAAGCGATTTGACCACCACCCAGCAACCTTCTCCCACTCAGTAACACTAAGATTCTTAGTACGCATTCGTGAAAAAGGGATTTCTGTGGCGATAGCACAACATCTTTGTAAGATATCTCGACTATCCATTTCAATAGTGAAATACATAGCCGATTTACCCATAGCAATAACATTGTTTGCAATGTTAGAGCATATAACAGACTTACCTGCACCTCTTTTACCACCTACCATAACCAAGTCTCTCGGAGAAAATTGAATATCTAAGTCGTACTCGGCATTAAGTCCGAGGGGGATGTATTTAGCTAAGTCTTCTTCTGGTTCAAACAGGTCAATACGTTGCATACTTTCCTGCGGATCATCAAGATCTACCCTATCTTCAACGTCTAAGACGATCTGATGTAGGTGGTCAACTGACTCCTGAGCATTCTCGAAAGAAATGGAGTTTTCGACATAATCTTCTAGTGAATCCAGAATCTCTTTTTGTGTGTATTCGTTCTTCAAGTACTGGAGAAGCATATCTGGGTCTGAATCAACCTCTAGGGCTTCAACAGCATATAACTTTTCCCGTGTACTTGAGTCCCGAATCTCTAACTTTAAATCATCAATCGAAGGTAATCTATGAAATTCCTCGCAGTGCTTCGCAATAACATTGTGAAGACTGTGATACTCGCTAGGGAAATAATGCTTGTGCGTAACGCTCCAGGTTTCGAAGTCCCGTAGTGTTAACACTTGCTTTATAAGAGCACTAGCAATGTTCAATGAAATTCTCCCGATTCATTTGATTTAAAGGTAAAGCAGACCCCGAAGAGCCTGCTTTGGATAACTACTAGGTAGTTGATTAGCTAGAGGCTTTAGCACTCTTCGCTGCGCCATCATAGTCAGCGGCTGTAAGGCCACGACGAGTTAGCATAGTTTTGACACCACGAGCAGTCTTGCCAATCGACTCAGCGATTGCGTCAACTGTCATTCCACCGATGTCTTCGATACTAGCCAATGGATCTTCCTTAGAAGCGCCTTTAGTAGTTTCTTGACGAGGGATAGCGTCGATGTCGCCAGAACGTAATAGGCTAAGGGCTTTACCGCGAATAGAATTCACAGTACGACCTAACTCAGCTGCAATAGCTTCAACGAAAGCACCGTCTTGTACCATAGATACAAAAGTTACTTCTTCAGCAGGAGAGTACGTGCGTACAGCTTCTACTTTAGGAGCAGGTTTAACGTGTGAAGTTAGTTCCATAGACAAAATCTTGCCTTGAATTGACTTAGCAGAAAAGTGACCATCTTCGAAATGACCTGCAATTTCAGCATAAGTGTAATCCCCGCTATTGCCAGAGACAAAAGCAGCAAGAGTAGCTTCTTGGCCGTCAGTGAAAGCACGAACAGCACCGGCAGAAGCCAATTCTACATCAAAGCCCATCTTACGCAACTTGCTTGAGATGGATCGAGTAGAGGTTTCAAGGTCAGTAGCTGCTTCCGCAACAGTGCCTTGAGAAACGGGGCTTTCGCCACCGACAAATTCAGTTAATTGAGCAGTACGCTCTTCAGTCCATTTTGGTAAGGACATAGTTTTATTCTCCAGTTAATTCTAAAAGGTTAGTTATGATTTGAACGCCAGAAGCTCTGGCTTTCTTAGTTTTAGCAGACTCTATTCCGCTTTCGTTTACCAGGATTGTGACATCCTTCGTTAAGCTAGGCTTAACAGCATACCCTAGTCCTAAAAGAACCGTATGAGCCTCGGCTTTGCTTTTATAAGAAGTAAGTTTACCACTTATGCAAACAACTCCGTGGGTTAGGGTTGTTGTTTGAGGTTTCTCAAACTTGAAACTAAACGGTAACATACTCAGTTGATAGAACTCTTCGTCCATCCACTTACACATACTAGCGGTGGACTTTTCGCCTAGGCCAGCTTCTCGACACGTATCGTAGTCTATTTCTTCAATATCTATACAGACTTTTGATAATTTCTCTGTAGCTGTTCTACCTATAAGCGGAATACTAAAGGCTGGTAGTAACACGTTTAGGGGTGCATCAGTGGATCGCTGTATCTCCATATAGAGTTTCTCAGCTAACTTGACAGAGCCTAAGCCTTCACATAGATCTTCTAGCGTCTGAACATACAATTCTTCGAGAGACTGTAAGTCTAGCTTTTTGATAGATGCTGGGCCTAATCCTTTGATTTTCAAGGTAGTTGCAAAGTGTTCTAGTAACTTTGATACTTTGGTACCACATGATGCGTTTCTACAAAACAAAAGATAGTTGACTTCTTCTAAAACCGAACTACATGAGGGGCAGTTTGTTGGGGCTTCGATTGTGGTCATTGCTAATCCTCTGAATTTGAATAAGTATTATACGGAACTTTGGGCTATTTGTCAAGAAGTATTTTTATTAAGGTAGGAATCATTCTATGCGTCTTACAACGCGAGGTATGATCTCACCTGAACGTATAACTTCTACACGACATCCAATCTCCAAATTTAATTCGCGGATGTACTCAATATTGTGTAGTGTCGCTCTAGCAACAACCGCATCACCAATAGTGACTGGTTCTAGAATTGCTACAGGACTTACTACTCCACTCTTACCTATCTGCCAGATGACGTCCTGGAGAGTGGTTTCCACACCTGCTTTCTGCTCTTTGAGGGCAAACGCACCGCGTGGATGTTTAGAAGTATGACCCATTCCGTCGTACAACTCATTACTTCTAAGACGGTAGACCTCGCCATCCGTAGGATAGTCAGTACAGTCGAAAGAAGTAACAACATTCATACCACTAATTTGTAGAGATTTAAGGGTGTCCTCATATCTCATATGATTACTGTGTTCTAAATGGTATGCTACGAACTTAAGTGGACGTGTTTTAAACTCTTCCAAGTCTTTCAGTCCAAGTGAACCCGAAGCATAGTTACGGGAATTAAGTATACTACTAGGGGCAACAACTTCGCCAGTAACCTGTCTAAGACCAAATAAAGTAATACGGTTAGGTACTAATTCTTTCATCTTATCCGTGATGTCTCTACCTTG